GCCGCCCCCCGGGGGGCGCCCCCCCAGTATGATCCGTTATTGTTATGAAGGGTTCCTTACTGGTGATGATGCTAGATATGCTACGGGCGGCGGCGGTGGCGGTAGCGGTGCTGTATTTGTAATAGACGAATGCGATGGGGATGGCGTATGTGGCGAGCATTAGCGCGAGAAGGGTGGTTGGGGGCATTGATGCGTGTTATTATATTCTATGATTTTGGAATATAATAATAATAATAATAATAATATCATATTTTTTATTCTAATTATATATAAATGCCGAAGGTTGTTATTATTGGAGGCGGTATAGCTGGATTATCCGCAGCACATATATTATGTAAATACCCTGAATTTGATATATCTATATATGAATCTGAATCAGATATAGGAGGACAAGCCCGGTCTATGTTTGGCAAGTTTTGTTATATTGAATATTCCTGGAGAGTATTCGGAGATTGTTACCACAATATAAATAAAATTATAAATGAAATAGGCGCAGATGATAATTTTAAATTATTAACACATCCGTGTGTAATAGATACGGATAATATAGAACAAGGAGATTTATCTCCTTATAATCTTGGGAAGATAATACTTAAAAATGGGGATGTCGACTTAATAAATAAAGTTTTGAATATTTTTACAATTTCACGTGAAAGGGCAATAAACGATTATCAAGACATTAATGCTTATGAATATTTTAAAAAAAATAAAATTATACAATCAATTCTTGGTCCATTTTTGGGATTAGACGCAAATAAAGTAAGCTTATCCGGTTATTATAATAATATATTATCTGTATTTGATACTAATAAATACTATTTTACACCAAAAAATACACGAATAACAAAAAACCCTACACAAGAAAGTTTATTTGTGCCTTGGGTTAATTATTTAAAAAAAAGGGGTGTTAAAATTTATACAAACTCAAAATTAAATAATATAAATATAAACAATGGAATAATTGATTCCGTGTTAATAAATAATGAAGTAATTAAAGGAGATGAGTATGTTTTCTCGTTATCATTGAAGAATATAAATAAAATAATTTCTCAACAATCATATTTTTCTAATAGACAAATTAAACCGCATTTACAAAAATTAGAAAACGGTCTTCAATTATATTATACAATTAATTTGTATTTTTCAATTGAACTTGAAAATAACATAAAACTTAAATGTGATGAACTTGTTCTAGTTGATACTCCTTGGAAATTAATAATACAAAGAAAACACGCATGGAGTCAAAAATTTATTGGGAATTGTAAAAAGGAAAATACTCAAATAAAAGATATATTTAATGTAGGATTTTTAGATTATAATAAAGGTGAACTATTTGGAAAAATATTGAATGATTGTTCTAGAGAAGAAGCTATACAAGAAGGCATACATCAATTTAAAAATAGTAAATATATCAAAGAATTGATAAATAAACATAATACCACATTTGATAAAATTTTCGTATCCTATGAAGATTGGTATGAATTTCAAAATAATAACGAGGGGAAATTGGTATCATCTAACCCCAAATACTCAATAAATACTGGATTAATGAAATATATGCCAACAAATCAGCCGCACGACGTACCTAATAATATGTTTTTATCCGGTTATTATGTTAAAAGTACCATGGGAGGTGTAAGTATGGAAGCATCGTGTGAAACTGGATTAAACGCTGGATTATCTATTATTAAAAAACATAATCATACAGTGATAGAATATCCATATGAACACGTGGTTGAAGGCACTCCACTGACTATTGGTTTGTCATATTTAGATAAGTTATTATACAAAATGAATTGGAATCCATTATATACATACATCCCGTCATTATTGTTGGTAGCACTATACATAATATTTTGTATTAGTATTGTGGTAATCGTCATTACTTTTATTTTACACAAATTAAAATTCAATAATAAATTTTTTAAAAATATCAAAAAACTAAATCAAACATAATATGATTGTTCGCATTTATCACACCCCATTATACAAAACTAGATTCGCGATATTTCCGACGACGTGGATACTCGCGTGCGCGTAAGTGGCAGGCCAGATGCGTCCGCGTGTCATCAAATAAGTGCTTACGCCATAACACACCGCGGAGGTGCCGATGAGCGCCGCGTATACGCCGAAGTGTGTCGGTGACGCGTGACGGACGGCGTAATACGTGTTGTATGTCAGGCCGGTAAACACGACGGTCATATCCAGAGTCCGGCGCCACGAATCGCGGACGGGGTTGCGCCAGTAGAGGAGGGATGTCGCCCAGACAGAGGCGGGGATGATGGCGAGATGGGTTGACGCTGGGTGGTGGGAATATGCGTAGATAGCGGAGGGAATGGAGAACCAGGCGCAATTCCAGATGAAGTGTGCGTTTGGGAGTGGGAGGGCGAGCGTCGTGGTGGGGGCGGGGGGCATTATTGATGGATATAGTAAATAAATGAATATGGGTTTACACCCTTTAAGATTTACAATATTTTATGTTATTGTAATATATACAAACCATATGACAGAAAAATCAACAATAAAACAAATTGAAAACGCGGACGCGAATACGATTCAATTAAAAGATTATACCAATACTGACGGAACCAATTATTTTACTAATTTTAACGGTAATACTAAAATTTACGATGATACAACTAAAAAATATTGGAGACACTATAAGAGTTATAGACCGGGGAATGGACAAACAATGGATGCCGACACAATAAATGAACTTAAACAAAAATATATTGATACCGCCGATGAACTAACACAAGGCGGACGTCGTCGCCCCACTCGCAAAAACTCCAAGAAATACGCCAAACGCGTCTATATTCGTTCGCATCGGATTGGCAGTAAACGGTATGCTTCCGCTGCCAAGTCTCACAGAAACCGTAGACGCAAATAAGTACACATACACAATCAATGTCATATAAACCCGAATCGCGTTTATATTACATCAATACATCATACCAACCTTTAACGAAAGATGGTCCAACTCATTCCCCCGTCAGCTAACGCGAATCCGACGCGTTCGGAGATAGACGCGTATATCGGTGTCGCTGACGCGGAGACCTTGCGCGGCATTGTGCGAGAGATTGAGTGTAAAAGCGGCGCGGGAGCCCTTCTTCATCCGGCCGAGGAGTATTTCGCGGAGCATTGTTCTTCATTACTATCATTATAATTACTATCATTACGATGACGATTACGCAGTATCTGCTGGATGTTGCGGCTGCGGGTCCTTATCAATGGTGACATTCTTCGCCACTCTCTTGATGACCTTGGCGATGTTGCCTAGTGATATCGCGTTACTTATTTTCAAATACCGTTTGTTCTCACGTGTGCCGTCATTTATAGAGTTTGGATGCTGATTCGCCCATTCTTCTATAAGCACCTCGTTCTTCTTTTCCAACGCAAGGATGGCATTCGCCATTTTCGGATGCCTGGGTCCGTCCCGTTCCCATTGATTATCCACCCTCACGTATAAGGTCTCGCGCTTGGCGTCGCTACAATGGACCGGGCGCTCGCATACATCCATCTTTTGGAGGTTGTCTATGATGATGTGTGACATTCCCTTTACATAACCATCCCGTTCCACATTTTCCAGGTCGGTGAGGTTCAACTGGATAGAATTAACGAAATCCGTCATATTCATCGCATCCTTACATTTCTCGTTGAGGAACCGGTTCATATTGAATGGGTTGGTGGTGGTGTTTGAGGACGGGGCTGGGACTGGGGGTGGGGATGGTGCTGGTGCTGGGGTGTGTGTTTGCGAATTCTTCATCAGTTCCAATATTTGTTCCTGTAAATGGTTGTTGGTTTTTATTAGTTCAAACATCATTTTCTTACAAAATTGCGTGTCGGTTATCATATTCTGAAGTTCGGTTGATGTTATTTTGATATTCTCATCGGGGAAAAAATCGTCATCAGTGTTTATTTGTGATAGATTATTGGATACGGGTTCAGAAATATTTTGGTTCATCATAGGACACGTTCTCTTATGACGACTTAACGCAGAAAGGTGAGCATATCTTTTATTACAGTATCTACATGTATTTGAAGGAATCGCTGTGTGCGCAGTTGAATGATCTGCGGCCGCCGCTACGAGTAATCCTTCATTTTTTACCATTGTCTGATGTTTACGGGTAGAAATATGTATATCGTAATTGCTTTTGTAAGAGCATCTAAAGTCGCAAATTTCGCAAGTATAAGAACCGCGGTTTTTTCCATTAGGCATCATTGTATTGCGCCCTACGGGTCTTACACGTTTTACACAGTTTATACATTTTACACAGTTTACGCGGTTTACTCGTTTTACGCGGTTTACTGATTTTGATGGAAACGGTTCAACGCTATTCATTGTCGCGTTCAACGCAACGAAATGTTCCTGTTCCTTTTGCCGTGCTTCATTGAGGTCTTTACAGTCATAGAATGCGATTATACCCATATTCCAGTTATCCCATCCACCATTATTTCGTATGACTTTATACACCTTACAGTTGTGGCTTGGATTTTTACTATTAATACAAGATAGCTGGTGAGATTTTTTGCGCTGGACGAAATTGACCGTATGCCCTACATACACATCCTGAATATTCGGGTCTTTACACGTTATCTTATAGACAATCGTATTTGAATAATCTTTATCGGGAACTGACATTTTCGTATAGTTATTATACGAAAATATTTTTATATACTCTTTAATGGTCAATCCAATGCGCTACCGCCGCCGCCATTGTGGGTATCCTTATCAATAGCAACATTCTTCGCCACTCTCTTTATGACCTTGGCGATGTTGCCTTCCTTCTCCCCGTCGGTGGCTGCCTTCGAAAGCTTCATATACCTTTCATTCTCTCGGGTGTTGCTATTCATACAGCGCGGGTTGGCCTTCGCCCATTCACTTACCAGCGCCACATTCTTGTGTTCCACCGCCAGGACCGCATTGACCATTTTCGGGTGGTCGGGTCCGTCCCGTGCCCACTCATTGTTCTCCTTCACGTATAAGGTATCGCGCTTGACGTCACTACAATGGACGGGGCGTTTGTATACGTCCGTCTTTTGGAGGTTGTTTATCAGGATGTTTGACATTCCCTTTACATAACCATCCCGTTCCACATTTTCCAGGTCAGTCAGGTTCAACTGAATAGAATTCACGAAGTCCTTCATATTCATTGCGTCTTTACATTTATCGTTGAGGAATACATTCATATTGAATGAGTTGTTGTTATTGGTGATGGTGTTTGCGTTGATGGTGTTGGTGTTATGGTCGCCGTTTGTTGCGACTCCGATGGAGGACGGGGCGGTGGCGGTCTCTGGGGCGTGTGTTTGCGAATTCTTCATCATTTCCAAGATTTGTGCTTGTAAATTGTTGTTGGTTTTTATTAATTCAAACATCATTTTCTTACAAAATTGTGTGTCGGTTATTATATTCTGAAGCTCTGTTGATGTTATTTTAATATTCTCATCGGGGGAAAATTCGTCACTAGCCTTCGTTTCTAATAGATTATTGGATACGGGTTCAGAAATATCTTGTTTAACTGCCACACATGTTTTCCTATGACGACACAACCCAGAAAGATGTGAATATTTCTTATTACAGTTGGGGCAAATGAATGATATTGTTGATGACGGTTGGCACTCGGATTGATTATGTCCCATTATCTTTTGATGTTTATAGGTCAAAAGATGCGTGTCATAATTAGATTGTTTAGAGCATTTGAAGTCACAACCTACGCATACGAATTTATTGGCATTTTCGGCATTATCTGGCATTATTCTTCCTAAATAGTGTATAAGAATGTTCTATAATAGCGTTATAAAATAACCCCCCGTTTCAGACGCGCCGGCCAACCCCCAAAAATTAACAGTAACAGGTTTTCGGGGCAAATATGCGTTTTGTGAGCGTATCAGTCACAACCCCGTTTTTCGGGATTTGCGCATTTCGTGTTTTCAAAACTCCCGCGCGCAACCAGTCAAAAAGACATTCCTGGCGGACACCCTGGCGGACACCCTGGCGGTTACCATAAATGCCAGGTATCCACCCATTCCATAATACGATTTTAAAATATACTCACCAACCCATCTATCATAAGGATTTTCCCAGATTCAAACGAAATATTTTCGGCCAGAAACTGTCCGAACGTCCACCGTTGGTCTTTCCAATTTCAAACGGATTATTTTCGGCCAGAAATCTCTCGAACATTCATTTTTGAGCCGATTATATTCGGCGGTTTTCTTTACTTCGTTCCATTTTACATATATTTATACCTTCATATTCTATAATCGTAAGTAATAATCGTAGCATTCCAATGTCCGCCGCCGCCCCCCGTAAAGTCGTCGACGGGTTCATCTTCTACAATGAGCTCGAACTCTTGTCCTACCGGTTGAAAGTCCTGAACGACCTCGTCGACTATTTCGTCATTGTGGAAAGCACGCATACTTTCGTCGGCAAAGAGAAACCGTTGATTTTTAGGGACAATGCGGCCCAGTATGCGGAATACAGCCATAAAATCATTCATATTATTGTGGACGATATGCCGTATATCCACCCCAATATCAATATCGGCGCAGGCCAGCAGTGGAAAAACGAAGAATGGCAAAGAAACGCGATTGCGGCCGGATTCGCGAAAGTGTGCGGTGAATTATGCGAGTCGGATATTTTGATGATAACCGACCTGGATGAAATACCCGACCCTAATACGTTAAGGCGTATCAAATACGGCGATGACGCTCCGTCGCGGATGTCGGATGTCGGTATCAGTATTCTTGGAATGGATTTGTATTATTACAATTTACACGTTAGGTATACGGAGAAATGTGAATGGCCAAAAATACTTACATACACATTTTATAAAGAAACGAATCAGACGTGTAGCACGATACGCGGGATTACGGATTGCCCTTGGATTGCGGAAGGCGGCTGGCATCTCTCATATTTCGGCGATTATGAGTTTATGAAGAATAAGATAGAGAGTTGGTCGCATCAGGAATTGAATAATAGTGATACTACCAATATAGCGAATATAGCCGACCGGGTGAATCGTGGGGTGGATTTATATAATCGGTCGTATGTGTCGTTTCATAAAATACCAATCAAGGATAATAAATATTTACCAGTGGATTATGATAAGTATTTGACGAAGTATTATACGGAATGATTCGGCGACGCCGCTGGATGGCCCTGGATGACGTTCTTCAGGAGTTCCTTGAGTATTTTGTTTTCCATAAGAATATACTGGATTTGTTCGGGAGTGAGTGCCGCTGCCGCTGCGTTACACTTTTTAATGTGGCTATAAACCGATGTGCGAGACCTGAATTCCTTATTACATTTCGCACACTCTTGTTTTTTCGGGGGAGGCGGAGTCGCTTCTGTCGCGTCAGTCTCCGATGGATGATTCTCTATATGCTTGCGTGACTTCAGATGACGCGTATAATCCTTTTTATTCCTTGTTAGAAACATACACGGTTCGCAATTGTATATTGCGTGAGGTTCAGTCATTGTATACCGTATCGTATTTATCCTATTATGATAAACACGATATAATAATTGGGGGAGGTTGAACGAATGGGGGGTATTCATTCCTTTTCAATGGCGATAGTCTTCGCCACACGGTGTATGACCTTGGCGATGTTGCCTAGTGTTATCGCATTACGTATTTTCAAATACTGTTTGTTCTCGCGTGTATTGTCATTTATACAGTTTGGATGCTGATTCGCCCATTCTTCTATAAGCGCATCGTTCTTCTCTTCCAACGCACGGACGGCATTCGCCATTTTCGGGTGGTCGGGTCCGTCCCGTTCCCACTCATTGTTATCCTTCACGTATAAGGTATCGCGCTTGGCGTCGCTACAATGGACCGGGCGCTTGTAAAGGTCGGTTTTCTGGAGGTTGTCTATGAGGATGTTTGACATTCCCTTCACATAACCAAGGCGTCCTATATTTTCCAGGTCGGTCATGTTCAGTTGAATGGAATTCACGAAGTCCGTCATATTCATCGCGTCTTTACATTGCTCGTTGAGGAATCGGTTCATATTGAATGGGTGGTTGGTGGGGGTATTTCTCATTCTTGAGTGGTGTAAACAGTGCTCCATAATTTTACTCTGGAATTCGGCATTTTGCTGAAACAACATCGTCATCGTATCGGTGAAGTATTTGGTAAGGGTTTCACAATAATGTTTTTCGGATGGGGTTATTGAAACGGGTGCGGTAATGGGGGGTGACGGGACTGGTGGAACAGTTGGTTCAGAACCACTTGCTGTTTCCATTTCTTTACATATAGCCTTATGCTTGTATATACTTGTGCGACATTTGAATACCTTGTGACAAGATTGACAAACGTGTGTATTGGAAACAGGAATTTGTTGCTCTGAGGTTGAAACACATCTGATTATATGTTTCTTTCTAGTTAAATGACGTTCATAGTCTGTTTTATTGTCTGTTTTGAAATGACAGGGTTCACAACTATAACAAACGTTCGGTCGGTTAAATGCTGATATTGGCATATTTTCATTGTATGTTGATTTATTTTGTCTTACCGGCCTTACTGGCATTACCGGCCTTACTGGTTTTATGATTCTTATGGTTCTTACAGGTTTTGACGGAAACGGTTCAACACTATTCATTGTCGCGTTCAACGCAACGAAATGTTCCTGTTCCTTTTGCCGTGCTTCATTGAGGTCGTTACATTTGTAAAATGCGACTATATCCATATTCCAGTTATCCCACCCACCATTATTTCGCATTACTTTATACACCTTACAGTTGTGGTTTGGATATTTACTATTCATACAAGATAGCTGATGAGATTTTTTGCGCTGGACGAAATTGACCGTATGCCCTACATACACATCTTGGATACTCGGGTCTTTACACGTTATCTTATAGATAATCGTATTTGAATAATCTTTATCGGGAATTGACATTTTCGTATAATTATTATACGAAAATATTTTTATATACTCCTTAAGGGTCAATCCAATGCGCTACCGCCGCCGCCGTTAGTGTGAGATTCCTTATCAATAGCCACATTCTTCGCCACTCTCTTTATGACCTTGGCGATGTTGCCTTCCTTCTCCCCGTCGGTGGCGGCCTTGGAGAGTTTCATATACCTTTCATTCTCTCGGGTGTTGCTATTCATACAGCGCGGGTTGGCCTTCGCCCATTCGCTTACCAGCGCCACATTCTTGTGTTCCACCGCCAGGACCGCGTTCACCATTTTCGGGTGGTCAGGTCCGTCCCGTTCCCACTCATTGTTCTCCTTCACGTATAAGGTATCGCGCTTGACGTCGCTACAATGGACGGGGCGCTTGTATACATCCATCTTTTGGAGGTTGTCTATAAGGATGTTTGACATTCCTTTTACATAGCCCAGATTACCAACGTTTTCCAGGTCAGTCAGGTTCAGTTGAATGGAATTGACGAAGTCCTTCATATTCATTGCGTCTTTACATTGCTCGTTCAGGAACACATTCATATTGAATGAGTTGTTGTTGGTGGTGTTAGCGTTGATGGTGTTCGCATTGATGGTGTTGTTGCTATTTGACATTCCGCCATTTTTACACATTTCCATCATTTTGCTTTGTAATTCGGCATTTTGCTGAAACAACATCATCATCATATTCACAATGTTCTTCGCCATATCATCGGATATTTGCGGTTCAGTAATTCCTGGTAGAATGGAGGCGGATGGCGCCGGCGGCGGAGAAGGCGTTGAACATTTGGAGATATGTTTATAAATACTAGTGCGAGACTTGAATATATTGTGACAACAGTAGCACTCATAACCTTCAGATGATTTTATGATTTGATTCGCTAGACTGCCGCCGCCAAGATGCTTCTCTGTCAAAATATGACGGTCATAATCTCTCTTACACGTTGTATGAAAAACGCAAGGTTCGCATTTGTATATATATTTACGGTCCATTCTATATGGAAGTTGGATGGTATAATATACATTAGGAAAAGACAAAATTTCATCTAAAGATACGCACAGCCCCTGCCTCCGCCGTCGCGGCCACCGACCCTCAAAAAGTATCAGTCACGCGTTTTTTCGCCTAAAAATCGGAAATAAGAGCATTTCAATGACAAATCCGTTTTTGGGTATTGTGCGTTTCGTGTTTCAAAAGTCTCCAGCGCAAACGGCGAAAAGGACACGAATAGGAATGCCCCCAACGGAGATACAAAATACCTCACCATCCACACCATAAACCCCGCACCCACTACAACCACCACACCATATATAGTAAGAATATATTTTACCACTCAATACCACAGTCTCCGCCCCCCTCCGGGGGTTTGTAAGCCACTTCCCAATTTATAACTTTCCAATTTCAAACCGAATATTTTCCAACGGAATCCATTCCGAACATATAATGTTAACCATTTGGATTTGAAACTTTTGAATTTGAACCGAATATTTTCCGACGGAATCTATTCCGAACATATAATGTTAACCATTTGAATTTTAAACTTTTGGATTCTAACCGAATATTTTCCTGTGTTTTCCGTCCATTCCTTTGGAATCCATTCATTTGGAATCTATCATTTTCTTTATTTCAAACGAAATATTTTCGGGAGTTTTCCTTCCATTCGTATAATTCTGAATGTTTATTTTTGGCAGAATCTTATAATAATCTTATAATAATCTTATAATAATCTTATAATAATCTTATAATAATCTTATGTATCCTTAAGATATCTCTATAAGTAATGAACCGATAGAAAAGCCCCACCCACGACACCGAAACCCATTATATAGGATGATACACCGTGTATCCTTACGGGTTTTCATCACAATTTCAAACCGAATATTTTCGGCCGGAATCTATTCCGAACGTATAATGTTAACCATTTGGATTTGAAACTTTTGGATTTACACTTTCTAACCGAATATTTTCCTGTGTTTTCCGTCCATTCCTTCGGAATCTGAATCTCTCGGAGGGGCGGTTTATAATCATCCAGCACCCATTCCATCGCCCCTTCGGTGAATACTGCCCCTTCGGGCGATTCCGACTGCGATATCGTGATAAATTCTGGTGCCGATAACGCCGGGGTGTCGTTTTTCGTGGCGCAGGTTGTGTGACCATTATCCAAGTGCGCCGCACGCGAGGTCACGATATAATAATACACCTCCAGGAGGCGCGTATTATTATACAAATACAAATACTATCATCACCACCATCCATTCCCGAACTCTAAACCTAGTATAATCGCAATCATCGAGAACCAACTAAACCCGTAGTTCAATGACGCGCCCCGGATTTTGCCGTAAGACCGCACCATAAATGGCAACATTATGAAAAAAAGGACCCAGGATAAGAACCACCCGGTGAATGCGTAGGCTGACAAACGGACGATTTCGTCGTATTTCTGGTAAAACTCGCGGAGTGAATCCATTGTCCACCAATGAATCAGCAGTATATATTGTTATATACATACTCTGCGACATTTTCATTGGCGCCCGATGATTTCCTTGAAAAACGAGCCATCGCCGTGGAGTGAGTATTTCTTCCCGGTGCGGACATCCACGTATCCGTTGGTGTCGGCGCAGTTCTGGGCGGGGAATCCGGTACACCAATACCAACCGGTTATTTTCACGACGTTATCCCGAAGAACCATTGCGTTGCGGTCGTATAGTTTGGCGTGTTCCTCGCAGTCGGCGTTGTAATGGGCGATGGAATGAAGATGGGACGGGGTGTCGCGCTGGTAATTATGCCAGGAACGGATATAATGGGTGCGGTATCCATCGGTAGCGGCGGAGGCGGAGGCGGAGGCGGTAGCGGCGGAGGCGGCGGTAGTAGATGACGACATTCGTATGAACGTTGAATAAGACAATTGAAATGCTTGAATACATAAAAAACATTTCAATTTCATTCGATTCCATTTCAATTTCATTCGATTCCATTTCATTCCATTCCATTTCATTCTACACGAATCCTACACACCGGGCACGTATCGTTTCCAACCAACCACCTCATAATACACGAATTGTGGAACGTGTGTCCACACGGTAATATTACCCATATTTGAATCGCGCTGTCATCTAAACATATACAGCATTCTTCATTTTGATGGGGTATAACTATAAATCGCGTCTGCGGTCCTTGTAATCTTTGCTGCCGTGGATAATTATCACAACAACAATAAGCGGAACAAAAAAAACACACACACGATATACCAGAGATGGTATAGATTGTAAAAACCACGAATATATGAATATTGAATATACTTTGCCCCACATCACACATTGAACGAACATCAAACCGAGGCGGGAACATCCGTATAAAAAACGCTATCTTTATTCCTAGCTCGGCGATTGAAAACACAGCGCGGGTTATAGGCCATAGTTGCTGTTTCCATGTATCATACTCACCAATCGACGAGAATATAGTTCCGTATCTCTGATAATGACTATACTCATACCGAGCGCTGTTCGCGGTAGATAAAGACATCACTCCAACCATAAAGATAAAATAAATGTCTGGCCTAGAACACGTAATGAGCGTGGCCGTGTATACCACGACACCAATTGATTTCAATAAGACGTATAATTTGGAAAAGTATCTAGGGTCGTCGTATACAAATCGACCCCCGGTATTCATTTCGTTCAAATAATCAACGGCATAATCCATTACACACACCGTAACCGATTATACAAATACAACAAGATGAGTTTATATCCAACTACTGCCGCTGCCGCCGCTGCCTTCGCTGCCTTCGCTGTGTCTTTTTACGACGCTGAGTGCGAGACATGTGACAATAATAATGAGATTTGGAATTAATATGACACCGCTTGGGTGGTTTCTTTTGAGAACGTTTATTCCCTCCCTGTCCGGTGGAGCTGACAGGTTTATCGACCATCATATTCTCGAAACTTGTTAATACAGTTTTAAATTCTTCTATTCTTTTATGGCCAGATACAAAATACTCTTTACGTTGTTCTTTTTTTTTATTAAAATGAGCTAGTAAATCTTTAATCGCTTCGTCTTCAGCTTCTTCGTTGATCTTGGCCATAATCTTATCATATGTAGATTTGTCAAAAGGAAATAGCATTGTGAAGTATTCGTCTCCCAAATAATCATAATACTGAGAGAAAGTTTTACGACTTATAATAGTTTCGTCATCCTGGTCTAACTGAATATTTTTATCCTTTTTTGTTTCAGTTCCATCGTATGTTTCAGCAGTTAATTTATCAGGGTTACGAGTAGAGGGTAAAATTCCTCTTAGTGTGAAATTTCCAAACGTTACTTTTACATACTTTGTCGGTTTCTGGCCTTCTGTCGGTGTTTTTGTTTGAATTGGCTGTTTTGTTTGAATTGGCAGTTGAACAGAAAGAACCTTCATAAGTTTGATGTCAGAAATATTCCACTTATCAGTATCTCGTGATGGTGGATCACTTTCTAAATAAATTACAAGAACATTCGGGTTCAATTCATCTAGTTTTGATACACAATTTGCGACAAGTATTTCTTTTAATAGATTATGTTTCGGGTCATTCATCTGAAAATTAAATTCACGAATCGCCTGAAATAAATCAAACATACCTATATTACTATTTATATCATTCTCTACAGAATCAACTGGAAAACTCCATTCTTGAACGTAGCGTTCCATAGTTATATACTGTATCTAGAAAATAAAAAGTTCAACCACGCTAAATCCAACTACCGCCACCACGCGGTTGAGCGCGTATATCCATCGTCCCACGCAAACTCCCGCCACCGCCCCCGCCACCGCCGCCGCCACCACCGCCCAGACGCGAATACTCGGGTTGTTGAGGCGGAGCGCGGTAAGCAGCTTGTGCGGCAAACTGTGGAGGCGTTCCAACAGGCGCGTATTGCTGTGGAGGTGGCATATTCTGTCCGCGCTGGGAACCGGGCACACCACCCGAGCCCCCCATTCCGGACATCCCACCGCCACCACCGCCACCGCCCCCCACCACCGTATTCTGCTGTTGCTGATTCTGTATCTCGGATTGCCTCTTCTGCTGTAATTGTTCCATTGAAACACTCCCCACCTTATCCGGCGAATACGTATCAGGCGGTGTCTCTATTTTATCCACGAGGTCAATCGTAGCATAGTTGTAAAGTTGCCGCATACCGCCGTTCCCCTTCGCGGACAACTCGTCGGCGCTCTGGTCCAAGAAACTGTAATTGTCCGATGCGACACCGAACCCGCTACCCATACTCTCACGCCCCAACGCAAAGGCATTCGGTTCGCCGTTGAAGCCGGTTGCATGGTCGTTGAGCGCTACATTTTTAGGCTGAAAATGCTGGAGGATTTGGTCGCCGTATAGCACCAGGTGGCCCTTATTCAGGAGCAAGAGCGCTGGGACGCGGTTGACTTGGGGGGGCAACAACACTTTTTCGCCGCTGTCCGTAATAATGTGAACCGCACCGGTGCTGGATTTAACGCGTCGGTCGATACAGAGAAAATGGATGTCATTACTGACTTGCGATTTAGACAACGCTGACAATACCGATTTACAACGGTCACATGAATTACTGTAGTAAATGATTGACGACATTGTGTCTTTTATTACTAAATAAACGATAAAACTTTATGTGGGTTTTGAACGCGCATTCCTATAAAAAATTGATAGCGAATATTTATACAAACGTATATAAAAGTATCGTTTATTGTTTACTATCACACAATGTCATCCGCTGCGTCCGCGTCGTCCGGTGCTCCTTTCCATTCCAATAGCGCGTCAAGCAAATACATCCCTCGTATCGTTTCACGAACGGACGAACGGGGTGAGCTCAGATTCACCATCGACAAAATCAATGTCTCACTGGCCAACGCTTTACGTCGTATAATATTGTCCGACGTCCCGACTCTTGTATTCCGCACCACACCTCACGCAGAATCGAAATCAAGTATCACCGTCAATACGAGCCGTATTCATAATCAAATACTGAACCAACGCCTCAGCTGCATACCAATCCACATCACAGACCCCGATTTCCCCTACAAAGATTACCAACTAGAAATCGACGTTGTCGCCGACGGAAACGAAATCCGCTACGTGACGACAAAGGATTTTCGGATGAAAAACAAGACCACGGGCAAATACCTCACCGATGTCAAGGTGCACGAAATATTTCCAAGCAATCCAGTCAGTAGCGATTACATCGAGTTCGCCCGCCTCCTCCCGAAAATGTCGGAATACAGCGAAGGCGAGCAACTGACGATGACATGTGATTTGGATATCGGCAGTTCCCGCGAAGACGGCGCCTTCAATGTGGTCTCTACGTGCGCCTACCAAATGACGATGGACGCCGCCAAGGTCGACGAGGCGTGGCGCATCAAGGAAGCCGAACTCGTGAAGGAAGGTATCGCCACCGTGGGCAGCGAAGAAATGAAAGCCCAGCGCAAGAACTGGTCGCTCCTGGACGCACAACGCCACACGAAGGAAGACAGCTTCGATTTCGTCGTGGAGACGGTGGGGGTCTTCACAAATGCGGAAATCGTCCACAAGGCCGCGCAGATTATGATTAACAAGTGTACGAAATTCATCCGCGATATCGAAAGCGGGGAGAATCACATTATACCCACGGTAAGCACGATTCAGAATGGCTTTGATATTGAATTGAAGGGGGAGGATTATACCTTGGGGAAAGTCATCGAGTTCTTCCTACACGACAAACACTACGCGGAGGACCAGACGGTTACCTACTGCGCATTCAGGAAAATTCACCCGCACAACCCGGATAGTATGATACGTGTGGGGTTTGCGGAGACGGTGGGGGTGGATGAAGGAATCGTGGCGGAGTATGTCACCACATGCGCGCGGGATGCGATTGTGGTGTTTGAACACATTCGTGACCAGTTCAGAGAGTATTAGCGTAGTGTACGGAGCCGAATGGAGCGGAGCCGAATGGAGCGGAGCCGAATGGAGCGGAGCCGAATGGAGCGGAGCCGAATGGAGCGGAGCCGAATGTAACGGAGCCGAATGTAACGGAGCCGAATGGAATGTAATGGAATGGAATGTAATGGAATGGAATGTAACGGAGCCGAACGGAGCCGAATGGAGCGGAGCCGAACGGAGCCGAATGTAACGGAGCCCGGACCCCAGACAATAATAAAAAAGTGTTAGTTTCATAACACACAATACTTTTTTATTACCTTCCGTCGAGTCGTCCGCGTCGTGCGTCCCCGTGTCATCGTCGTCGTCGTCGTCG